GTTTTTATCTTGCGCTAATTCGGTGGCTTCCGTTAAAATTTTACCCAAGGAGTGGTTACTTTGAGTAATTAGGTTCTGTAGTATTTGATCATCCATTGGGCTTCCTTTTATTCAACCCAAAAAAAATGGATTTAAAATCAATTTTGAATGTAAAATGAAACATATTTATAAAGATACGCGTGACGGTAGGTTTGGGGAGAAAGTGCTTGTATTGGATGATTCTTCAACTATAAAATATACCGAAATTTCTCGGCTAAATCCGCATACAATTCAAGCATAAATTAATTTATGTGAACCCGAATATGATGGTACTAGCTATTGTGAAGAAATAAAAGTAAAAAGATATAAGTTCATTAGATGTATTTCATAATGGTAAACGTATACTTGATTTGTACCCGGAGGACAAACGTGAAAACTGATTTGCCCGGAAGACAAACGTGAAAACTGATTTGCCCGGAGGACAAACGTGAAAACTGATTTGCAGGCTTCTATCGCTAGGGGGCTCTGGGGGTATTCCCCCCGATAAGGGGGAACGCGAGGTCCCCAAAACTGATTTAAAGGCAGATTGATTTAAAAATGAATTTTTCGGATAGTTTTTTTGATACGGGCGATGAACTGATAAACATCAACCAAATTGTGGTACTATCTACTACGCCTGATTATAAACCTGATGGAGGGATATTTTTTAGCTGTTATTTGTCTAATAAAACTGTCTATAAGCTAAACTTAAAAAAAATATGTCCAGCTATATGTTAAAATTAAAGTGGGTGTTCCCACCAATAAATTGAGTGGGATGAGGAGGGAATATATTGACGATAAACCGTACTATTCCATTATTAAAAAAAATGGAGCAGAAATAAAGTGTGACCAAGAAACCTATAATCTTTACAAAAATAATTTTAGTTTTTAATATAAATGGGACTCGATTATAATCAATATATTCTCGTTATTGCTACGATTATGGTGTATTTTTACCTGGTCAACAGAGGCGTGAAATATTTCATTGAAAAAGACTGTAAATATCCGGACGGTGATGTATGCTCGGAATATACCTATGATTACGAGACCGGTTCACATAAATCCAACATGCATTACGATGAAGCCCGGTGTGAATTAGAGCGTAAAGAATATGATGACTGCCGCGCACAAAATGAATTAATGCGGTTGTATACCATCCTACCAATCGCGCTAGCTTCAATGATTGGTGGCCTGTTTATCCCCAACAAACCAATCGCGATCGCCATCAGTCTTGCCGGTTTATTACTGTTGTTGAATGTGGTGTGGGATAATTGGTATAAAATGGATGAAAAAACAAAATTAGCCTTGATGGGCGCCACGTTTGTGATTTTAATTTTTGCCATTATTAATATCGAAAAGGGAATGAAATATTTCCGCCTTGAATAAGCTGGATCTAATAATAACTAATCAGTTATTATTTACCCTTTGATAATGAGAAACGTTATCAGGTAGTACATCAATGTCAACGTCGCCACAATAATTATCCCATGTATCCACCATAATCACACACTGGCATATGTTAAAGTCTAATTTAACAGCTCCTACATCCCCGATCTTAAAGGGCATATTTTCAGCGTCCAAAACATTCTGGAGAGAATCAAGTGATTGAAACCAACCCACTTTCTGATGAGGAATGTGTGGATCTGCAAAAGTACACAACAACCTATAAGCGTAATCTCCGGTTTTTAGACACTGCTCCAGTGTTGATTTTCTCTTTTCGAGATTTTCAATCTTTTGATGCGCGCGTTCAATTTCGTGGTTAATGTGGTCCATTTTTATGGAGTAAATTTTGAGTATAAAATTTCAGTTTTTAACGTTTTTTCCGCGCGAGTGCCGTACGGGTTAATTGAATTTCAATAGTCCGGCGGATTGTAAAAGTCCCAGCTGGACCAAGGTTAATGATCCCTGTCTAATTCCATCTTCAATACCTGAATCACGTTGATGTTTAAGCCGGGATTCTGGTATACCAGATACCAAGCGTAATAAATAATAAACTGAATATTCCAGGAGGAAAGGCGCCCCCAGAATAATTAATCCAAATTTTATTGCGTCCATTTTACTGTATTATAGGGCTTTAAATTAATTCAAAGTTTTGCCAAATTACCAGGATGCCAACTTGAAACCCAAGTTTTCATATGTTGCGCCGTATCTTTAAGAATTAATTCCAATATATTTAATACCTTTATAAACCCGTAAATTGTTCTCTCTTCCTTCTTCAATTCCTTTTTTATATAAAATTTTTTGAAATTCTCGTATACCTATCTTTCTATATCCTAAATCGATAGTGTTAAAATATTTATAAAATAATGTTTTGTGTACAGATGAGTCTGGATCCAGTATACAACACTCCTCTAAAAATCTTCCTACAATATCATTTTCATTAACATATTCGGCCATATATTTGTCCACTAATGGCATTGTTGTTAGTTTATCTTCTTTATAATATAAGGCTGCACCTTGTGCTATCCATGTAAAAATTTCGTTTAAATATTTATTTTTTATTTCCTCTATATAATTATTATTATTACGGTTGACCTCAAATTTTGCCTCAAACGGTACTAATTTTAACCGATTAACCATAGCTAAATCGGTTGAATTAAAAGTTGGTCTATTATTTGTACATAATATAATTTTACAGTGAGGTTTAAACATGAATTCATCTTTATATTTTGGATTACATTGTATTGTGTCACAACCACTAAGCGCCTTTACTCTTTCTGCATTTAGCGCCGAATCTTCGTTAGATTCATTTAATACGCCGACTCTAGTATGAATAAGGGCGACTAATTCTGGTGTAGTAGAATTACTGGTATTCTTTTTAAGAATTACTTTATCACTAAGTGCGGTTGAAAAAGGCCCTAAAATTAAATATAAAATATCTATCAAAGCACTTTTACCATTGTCACCGGCTCCGTGAAATACAAATAATGATTTTTCCATTGTTTCACCCGTAATACAGTAACCTAAAATTCGTTGTAAATAATTATACAAGTCCATATTATTATTCATTAAACTTTTAAAGTATAATTCAGCGTTGAGTATAGGCGTGGTTATATAATCAACATTTAACTCTACCGTAAAGTAATCTTCCCGTTTTCGCTCACGAATATTTAATGTTTTCAGGTTAATAACTCTATTATTTTTTATGGGTAAATATTGATAATTCTTATTGAGTTTTTCTTCAAATTTCCCATCAAAAGATAAGCATATCACTACTTCATGTAATCCCCGTCTATTAAGTGATTTTTTAATACGGTATAAAGAACTGTTAATAAGTTTTAATATAGTGTATATTTTAGTTCGTATAAATATAGGTTCTTTTTTAATCCACAATTTTTTATCTTCAATCCACTCATAAGCTAAGCCTGTTACGTTTACGGTTTTGATATTTTCTTTACCATATACTTTATAAAATAATTCACCTAACTCAGAGTCCCCAGAAAAACACTCAACATCTATTAATCCATTATTACAATTATTATATAATTGGTTGATGGAGATTTCAACTTCTTCTTCAGGATTCTCAACTCCATCATTCTTAAACTGTTCTATCAGGTCCTCTCTTAACCATTTAATAATCCATGAACCCGGTCCAATAGTCGAAGTGCACCTATCAGCATCATAACAATCAATTAAAGTATCTAAATCTTTTTCGTTATATTTTGAAGGAGATTGTTTAGCATAATTATGTATTGTAATCCTCGGGATTTGATACTTTACCATCAACCATACTAATAATCGCCATTCATCATAACCACAATTCCAGCGGTGTAGCGATAAGTTATCCAGTATTGCTTCTAGTATATCTGTGTCTGATGACATTGCGTCAGTTATAGCTTCAGCCTGTTTTTTATTTGTTTGTGTAATATAAGGTATCAACCAATCTGGTATTTCTGCTATGTCTACATTATTGGGTGATTTTATCCATTCATATTTATTTCCCTTATATAGACAGTCTTTTCCCTTTGACACCCCACATTTATGATTCGTTCCTCCACAGCCTGGATATATACTTCCAGGATAAACGCATTGTTTACCAGTGGATAATATATCAATATTTGAACCTGTTATTTTAGATAAATATTTTAAATTTGGATTATACTTGAAATAATAATGATAACTACCGCTACCTGATTGAGCTATAACTGTGGTTAAATTTGTTGTATGGTTAGCAACTATTTCTTTCCATATCTCATGACCGTCTGGATCCTTCGAATATTTACGAGGTTTATCACAATCGATAATAATAACATTCGACCATTTACCAGTACGAATACCTATATTCCCATTATGATTTTGAAGTGTATTATATAGTTGCTTATCGGATAATTTTTGCCACTCAGGCACGATAGGTATTTTACCCGATAAAGGTACCGGGCTGAATCCATATTTAATTGCTTCCTCAACGATTTTGTTTGTCAACATTTCCTAAATAATATATAATACGGTAAAAGTTTTTCAACAATTTCTGCATCTCCCTTTTTACAAAATCTGTTAAAAAACTATTAAAAACAATTTTAAAAATACATTTAATATAAATGGATACCGAAGATTTTGTGCTGGTAGAAATGAGTTTCAAGGACTATGTTATAATGAAAAAATATGTACAGTCTTGCGTTGAGCGTATACAAAAATCCCGTGATAGAAACAGAAAAATGCGAGGGAGTAAAAAAGAAACCGTGGATGACTCTCATAATGTACCCTTTTTCTACATTAAACAAACATCCAAAGCCCCTAGTCAAGAATATGTAAAAGAACATGTAGAGCATATCCAATCTCGGATGATTGATTCGCCGGAAGACTAACAATAATTCATAACGTTGAATTATATTTTAAATTCATTAGTCACAACTATTGAAAACTTGATTATCGAGTTGGCATTCTGACAATTTGGCAGACCCTCCAAATATAATCTTCTATAATCAATATACCGAAACAGGGCGAATGAATCGTCTAATATCAGATTTTTTGTTGGTTATATTTATGGTGTAACGCGTCCCAATAATAATTACCCTAGATTTAAGGTAATTATTCTATAATTCCCCAATCGACCTATATCCCCTGGGCCGTTGAATTAGATCTCCGGATGTGCCCCACAACCAGCCCCCCAATAATAGTATAATATATGCATACAACCCAATCATCGAACCCAAAAACCAGTTAATAATAAATTCAAGTTCAATATTATCTTCATAACCCAGCCAGTAGACCGTACCATTATATGCAATGGATTTATTTTTATTCACAAATGCTCGCACGACGTCCCGGGTTTTAAATTCCTCTACGTAAGCCTCAATCGAAGCAGTTGAAGCCATCATACGTGGGGTCGGATACCGCAACATGATATTCACCGGTATTTCAGGGTCATCAATCAAAAATCCCGAAGTGTATATTTTAGCATAATTCCAGGGGAGATATCCTGTTTTTGTCTCGATTTTGGTTTCGTTGGTGTAAAAAACGCGCCCGAAATCATACCGGTTGATTTTATCGGTCTTTTGAAGACTTTTCAAGTTGTATAGATGCCCCAAGAATATATATAATAAAAATACAAATGAGGTTACCAAAGCAATCCTCAAACTCACTCTTTTCCAAAAAATAGTCATTTAGCTTTTTAACTTGGGGTAAACGTAAATTCAATTTTTAGCGCGAAAAAATGATTTTATTTTTATTAAATCGTTTTTACTAAAATGGACGCATCAAAACATTTACTCAATTATATCCACCAACTGGAGAATTCCCGTCATGTTGTTGCTTACAAATATATGCCTCCTAATCACGCCAAGGTAGAAGTCTATTATGGGGATGATTTGGAAACGCTTTATATTACCTCTAAAGACAACGGATTAATTCTGATATCAAACGAGAAAAATTAGCTCCATCGCCGCGAAAACTGATATTTATTAAAGCAGTTTTAACCATATAAATATGTTTGACAATTTGGAGTGTATAGTTTGTTACGGACTTATGTTTGATCCCGTAATGTTGACACCATGCGGGCATTCTTTATGCCGTGGGTGCGTTGAAAAATGGGTTCAAACTAAAGAACGTAGCTGCCCAAAATGTCGAGGTAACGTAAATGAAATATGTACTAATTACTCACTCCAGGATATAGTCAATGAATATGCGGAAAAAAATAAAAATAAAATTCCCATACCCGAGCCTACGCCAAAGCCTACTACTGTACCCAATTCTTCGCCACCGCCCGCGCGACCTATACCATCGGCCCCTCCTGATACCGGGCTTTTAGATGCGGCATTCAAGAGAAATCTTCAATATTGGATTTCGTCTGACCCTAGAGCGGGAATCCAAAATATATACAATGTAAAAAAGACAAATGGAAATTTAGTGACAGCATCTTTTGATGGAAATCTTCAACAAGTCTTGTACTACATTTCAGATGGTGCAAATGTAAATATACAAGATGACTATGGCAATACCCCTCTTCATTGCGCTGCTGATAAAGGTAATATTGAATGTGTTTCTGCACTAATTTCGGTAGGTGCAAATTTAGATAAACAAATTAAAGGTGGTTGGACTCCGCTCCATTGCGCTGCTGATAAAGGTCATATTAAATGTGTTTCTGCGTTAATTTTAGCAGGTGCAAATTTAGATATGCAAGTTAAAGGTGGTTGGACTCCGCTTAATTGTGCATCTCATAACGGTCATATTGAATGTGTTTCTGCATTAATTTTAGCAGGTGCACACCTAAATATACCAGAGAATGGTGGTTGGACTCCGCTTCATAATGCAGCAGAGTTTAATTACATTGAATGTGTGCGTGTATTGATTTCTAATGGTGCAAATACAGAAGCGCTAACTAATGGTGGTGAAACCCCATATAACTTAACCACAAATCCCGAGATTCGAAAATTGCTCGATCCCCAACAGGCACAACGCGCTACACCGTCTGCGCCTCTGCCCGGTCCTACTGTGTCATACAGTTTAGAAGAGACTAATAACAATTTAATGCAGGCGGCTATAGATGGCAATGTTGAACGAGTCAGATACTGGATTTCAGCCGGTGCAAATATAAATGTGCAAAATGATTACGGTTGGACACCACTTCATTATGCGGCAGCTGGAGGTCATTTAGCATGTGTTTGTTTATTAATAACAAACCATGCAAGTGTACATATAAAAGATGATTCCGGTTGTTCCCCGCTTCATGGTGCTGCACATGAAGGTCATTACGGCTGCGTGGATCAATTGATTTCAGCGGGGGTAAATGTAAACAATGCAAATGATTGCGGTAATACCCCGCTTCATTTTGTTGCACATAAGGGCAGGTTCGACTGTGCGCGCTTATTGATTTCATCCGGTGCAGATGTAGGGTTACGAAATTGTTATAATGAAACTCCATACCAGTACGCATCTAGTAAGGAAATGAAGCAATTGCTTGGTTCCAAAAAAAGAGTTTGTTTGATTATGTAATAATTACCCTTGATTTAAGGTAATTATTCAGAAACGCCATACCATAAAGCTGTTATCGGGGTATCAAATTTCGCAGTAAACGTTCCATCCGGTAAAGTTTGCCATTCAACTCCTGCCTCTTTATTCGACCCCGATCCCGTTAAAGTGATGGTTTTTTCAACCCCATCAGATACATATAAAGTTTTCCATTCCGACGAATTATTGCTTGGCGCGCTGCCTGGTATGTATAAAGTGTTGGCTTTTACGCTTTGATCCATTTATATATAATACTATTCTTTAGCTATACAATCGCGCGCATCATTCCGTATTTTCACCGTATAAACCACTCGGAAACTCGGGTATGGTTTTTTAAAACCCGACAGTAACAACCAGGGCGAATTATCGATGCTCGTGGTAGTGGTATCATATAGGTCATAATGGATGGAAATCTTACCCGTTGGTTCCATCACTTCATTCCACAGAGGGTGTTTACCCGCCACCGAATAGTCGGTAAGATTATTTATAAATTTCAAAAAAGCCGCTTCAGTAGTAAAGGTATATACAGTATAGTTTCTAAGCTGATGCAGCGTGTATTCCATTTTTATATTTAAATATTTTACCAGAGAAATAAATGAGTATCCCACCTCCCGTAAACCCGCTCGCGACGGGGACGTCCGAAGATCAAAGCATTCAATCAGCAGCCGAATCCGTTAATCGTGGTACTACACGCGCCGACCGCGCGGCCACTATGAATAGTCTCTCCGGAGAATTCCGCTACAACTATCAACCCGATGTTGCCCACAATCCTACAACAATCATAAAAGCTAATCGCAACCCGCTCCGCCTTCCCTCGCGGGATGATCAGCTATCCACCAGTCTCGGTATTGTATTTTTCTAGAGCTTGCGCTAGTGCCGGGAGGGGGACGGTCCACGCGGTTCCTTTAGCTGTCGAGCATTCAACCGGAAAGTGCTTGACTTTTCGCGCCTGACAGCATTTAACAAATACCGAATCGCGCGCGTCTAATCCACGTGCTGTGAGTTCGATGCACGCCGTTCCTGGTTTCATCCATAGCACATTTACCAACCCAGACCCATACTGTGCAATCACCACGCGCGCATGGTAAAAATAGAGAACTTGGGTGAAGAAATTCATGTTTTCCAACATGAGGTTCTCAAAATCCGCGCCATATTTCCCGGCCAAAAACTGTTTAACCGCGGCGTGATTTGCGATACTTCGCCGCCCCGTTCCATTAGCGTGGCCACGGTGGAGACCTGCGCGGCCGCGTTGTATTAGTATCACCTGAGGCCATACTCGATCCGACGACGTGGCAGCGAGTGCCCGGCCCACCACATACTCGTTAAATAAGCGAGTTCCCGCAACGAGATCCGTATGGAAATTAGCCCGGCAATATCCACGGACCGTCAATCGTGGTTTGCCCGGAACGGCGCCGGGGCTCTTTACGTTTACAATTTTTATTCCGGGGAATAATGCATGAAAAATCGGCTCCATTGTCCCTATACAACTATTCGGTGGTAAATATAAAACGGTTATTTGTCTCGTCTGATATTCTTTTAAAAATGGTAGGGCAAAGTCTAGTATAAAATGCCCGTAATGAAAAAGAAATCCTGAACTATCGCGCGCCTTTGGGTTTAAAGGGGTGCGAATACTGATTAAACACCACTCCATTTATTTATTACACCAGTTATAAGCCAAGTAATTTATTTTCAATAAAATAAATTATCAGGTGTTAACCGGGTCTGCCGTCACCAGGTCCCCCGTTACCGGATCAATGTTCCGTAACCTACCGCAACAATCACCGTCCCATTTACACTTGTGATGAGGAGGGTCACCGAGCCATTCAAATTTAGGTACAAAAGCTTTTTCACAATACTTACAGGGCCTCTGATAATGCCAGCCTTCCGTTGATTTAGTCAAGGTAGTAGCGCGGCGGCCACAATGAGTACATTTAAACCGGCAACCAGCCGCGCAGATCCATTTAAGACAACATGGTGTGGTGTCTCGATGACTATTACCACAGGCGTTTTCTAATATCAATATACCGTATAGATTACAGTCCTCACAGTAATCATCAATAGTCTCTAAACATTCATCTTCACATCTTGAAAAAGACCCATTATTTACCATTTCTTTTAAGGGACCATATCGACCGCACTCGTCACAATAGTTCATCATCTTTTCTGGTTATAAAGATTCCGGGACAAATCAATTTTTTGGTTAATACCAACAGCATACAAACAAAATACCAGGAATTATTATCGCTGCCATGGTTCCCACAAATTCCACCGGAGGAGAATCCAATATACAATTTGTTGTATTTATCCAATTTTTATCCTTATCATAATCAGGGTGGTCGGATTTGAGATTAGAGTGATTTAAATTTATATAATCGGCGTCGAAGGTATGGGTCATAAATTTATCATTATGATAAATTTCAATTGGTCTAATCGAATAATATGTTTTAGTTTTAATTTGATCATTAACTTTATATGTTACATATGCCTTATTAAAGAAGTTATAACGCGTATCTGGTATTTCTATAGTTTGATATTTTTTCAAAGATGAATCCTGTAGATTAAGCTGTTTTGCATATTCCATTTCTTGCGGATGCGCATATGTCAAATATGCAAAAGTACCGCCAAATGTACCCACAAAACGCCTGTTCCATTTATCCGAAAAAAAACGCGCTATACTATTATTTGTTAACTTTTGCAGTATCATCTTTTCTGGCTATAAAGATTCCGGGACAAATCAGTTTTCACGGTTATCCTTTGGGGTAAATCAGTTTTTGGTTAATACCAACAGCATACATACAAAATACCAGGAATTATTATCGCTGCCATGGTTCCCACAAATTCCACCGGAAGAGAATCCAATATAATGTACCTATGTTCTTGAATGAAAATTCTTTTAAAAAAGGTAATGCAAAATCCAGTATAAAATGACCATAATGAAATAAATACCCTGAACTATTAGGTATTTTTTGGTTGAGAGGAAGACGCGCGCTAACCAACCAATATTCCATTTATTAAACAGTTATATACTTTAATTTTATTTTGATAAAATTATTTATTATTAGCCTCGTACCTGTCTATAAAACGATTAATATATTGTTCAAATAACGTTTGATGATGATTATTGCTTAAATTTAATTTTGAAATTCCGTATAAATTACTCAAAACATAATCCATGGTCCAGGTATCGGTTTCGAATTCATTAATATATGTTTGTAAAAATAATATATCTTTTTTATGAGCGCGTATAATATCATAAATTTCTTTTTGACTCATTTATTTTTTTGACATTTATTTAAATTATTTTATAGCGTAAAACGCTTTGACTGCGGGGTGGGTGCGGATTTTAGTATAATCAATATCAAGGATATACAACCCATCCAGGCATCGGGCGCGTGAAAGGGCCACATATACTTGTCCCGGTGCAAAACAGCTACCCAGATCCACCGTCACAAAATCAAGCGTGGACCCCTGCGATTTATGAATGGTGAGCGCGTAGGCCAGCGTCAGCGGATATTGGATGATTTTAATTTTGACGTCATCACGCACTTTAACTTCCCATAAGTGCGGGCTAATAATCTCCGTGCGGCCATTCTTGAATGCAACCTCGATCCCTACCGCTTTACCATCCGGCGCGTGCACGAAACTTTTAACTACGCCACGGCTTCCATTCACGAGCTGCGCATCGAAATCCTGATTCACCAACAACATAACCTGTGCGCCGACCGCGAGGTGTAATTTGGCAGAACATTGCAAGTGTTTCAATACCCCTTCAATATATACCTGATGTTCCTTTTTACTCACTTTTACAGTCATATCAAATATATGATTTTCTTGGGTCGAGAGTAACTCCTTTAAACGCTGTTTATTCAAGTAATCGACGTCCGCTTTGTGGCTGTATAGCAAAGTTGGTTCCATTTTACAACCATCAACTTCTATTTCTACTGGCTTATCGGGTTCGATAACACGCGAATCGAGTAGAAGCCGCGAAGGGTCGTTCGGGTCTTCCAAACACGCCGAGGAAAACCGGATTTTATTAAGCGCGGCGATAAATTCTTGGTCGGTTTGCCGCATGACTTGTGTAAGGTGGACTATGTGCTCGGGTGGAAATAAACGCGGCCAGCATTCAGCCATGAATGCAAATCCCTTTGCTTTTACCGGTGGAATCTGGGCAAAATCACCCGAGAAAATCACCTGAATATCACCAAACGGCAACCCATTATACCGCAACGAACGTACTATAAATTCAATCTTGTCTAAAAGCTCGGCATCCAGCATACTAATTTCGTCGATAATGAGGACATCGGTTTCTTTGATGCGTTTTTTATGTTTGGGCTTGGATTTGACTAGCGATAAAAGCTCTTTGGCGGTTCCATCGCCAAGCCCAATACCTGCCCATGAATGAAGCGTCATCCCGTTAATTAAAATAGCCGACACACCAGTGGTTGAAGTGACGGCGACCGTTTTATTACTACGTGATAAAAATTCTGAGATGGTATAACTCTTACCCACACCGGCAGACCCGGTAAGACAAATATTTTGCCCCGTGAGCATTAATTCCAGCGCTTTCTGCTGGCCTTCATTCATTGTTTTTGAATAATTAATTTGATTTTTTAATTATTCAATTTTATGCGTTGCGCCGCATACCACGCTGATTCAAGAATTTAACTATAAGTCGCACATAATTTTAGTAAATCAAATTTATCCCTCCAATAAATGTATCTACTCGTGTTTTTATTGATTATATTTATCGTATTTGTGTGCGCGTGTTCCGGGTATAAAATGGCCGGGCGCCCGCGCCGTCGTAAGCGCTTATTACCCGGCGGTGGATTCGGTACCGAAGAATTTCCTATGCGGCATTCCCCAAACATTTATGTTGGACCACCACGCGGGACGGGTTATGAACCTTATTATAATATACCACTCCCACCTTCGTACGGTTACGACGGGTACGGGTATGGTTACGGCTACCCATGGATGACTAACCTATATGGATACGGCCGTCAACGTTACGTTTTTCCCTATCCGTATTTTTATTAATAAAATAAATGTCTATTCCAAAGGGTAAAGCCAAGAAAAAACTTACTCCTGTGCCGTCGCCTCCGCGCCCAGAAATTATTGAAGGAATGCCCGGCCCGTCGCGCGCCCGAATTGTTTCGCCCCGCACTTATTTTTACGGGCGTCCTTGCAACCGATATTCCCGATCGCCTATTCGTGTAAATCGCGCTGATTTGATAGACGTGGCCAAGTGGATGCCTGGGTACCATAAAAATATGAAGATTGACGAACTCTGCCGATTACTGGGAATTTATACCCCGCGCCGAGCCACGCCTCCAAGTCGGCGAAAATCGGGACCACGCCGATGTAACTCGCGCGCGCGGGGGGGTAACCGGTATACGCGCGCCGATCTAGTTGCGCTGGCAAAACAGCGAGGCATTAAAGGGTACTATAAAATGACGATGGACGAACTGTGTAAAAAGCTTAAAATTAAACCCAATTTATAGTTTCTTTTTACATATGCCGTTATTGGTTTCAGTTATATATAAACATAATCCTTTTAAATATGGGTATTTTTTACCATCAAAAATTGAAAAAAAAAACAACTTTAATTCAAATATAAAAATGGCGTTCCCAACCACAGCTGAAGTTAAACAAAAAATCGAAAAAAATAGGCAATCTAACATAACTCATACTGAAGATTTGGTTGTTAAATGGGTTTCTAAAGCTTTTAATCAAATAATTTCTGATTTAAAAGTAAATTTATACTCGGTAATTAAACTTTACTCTACTCCTCCCGCTCCTTATGTGGTTAAGGTAAAAGGAAAAGACGAACTTGAATCGAAACTAGAAAATTTTCTTAAAAAACATGGATATAAAGCTGTAAGTGTGAAGTACTTTACTGCGTTGGATAGGGTACATATTTATTTCAGATTTGACGAAAATTGAAAAAAAAATCCGCCTCTAGTCCAAGTAAAAAATGAGCGACCCAACCGGTACTTTTCCCACTGCCTTTGAGGCCGTCCAAATTATTACGGAAAATGCGAAGCGCAGACTTGAAGCCGTTCAATTTGAAGCCGATACATGGGTGCAAAAAACTTTTATTGGTATTGTTGCTGAACTTAAACGAGATATTATTCAAAATAATAGTACGGTTCAATTTAAGGTTACTTATCATTCATATTTTAAAGGACCCTCCCTCGTTAGAATGTCTGGTATCAAAGATCTCGAATTAAAATTAGAAAATTTTCTTAAAAAACATGGTTATAAAAACATTAATATTCAGCATGGTTATAACTACGAGTATATCTCAATTTATTTCACATTTGATTAATTTGCCCGGAGGAAAAATTGAAAAAAAAAATCCGCCTTCAGTCAAAGTAAAAAATGACTGAAGGCGGACCTAAAAATGAATATGAACTTACAGGCCTTTTTCCTACTGCCTGTAAGGCCCTTCAACTTATCAAAGAAAATCAAAAATATAAGCAAGAACAGGAACGTATAATGAGGGACTGGGTATCCAAGGCCTTTTATGACGTGGTTACCCAGTCCCTTCAAAAGGACATTGAACAATCAACTAATTCCCTATTTTTTAAGGCAACGTATGATGTGGATGGAATGAATGGACCGTATATCAACGATGACATGCAAGAAGAAGCCGGTGGGGATTTGGAATCCAAATTTAGTGACTTTCTTCAAACACTTGGTTATCGATCCATCAGTATTATCTATTATTTTAATAGAAATGAACTGTCTATCTATTTTGAATATGAGTAATTATAGTATAATTATACTATAATTTCACCCGGCTCCCCATTCCAAAAAAAGCCATATTACCAAGTAAAAACACCACATATACAGGCTAAAAACTGGTCCAGAGGGGAGCGCCCGCAATCCTTTTGTGTGTATAATATCAATACAAGATAAAGTAATAATTACCACTATTTGGAGAACTAATGAAGCGAGGAATCGCAACATGTTTCTTGGGTGGAATTAAGTCCTAAAAATTTCAGTTTTGGGGGTAACCCCAGAGCCCCTAGCGATAGTATTGGGAATAAAAAATTATACAATAATGTTAATTTGTCCGTGCTATATCCCATAATTATGGGATATAATTATCGGGTAATTTCGCCTTCAAATACACCCACCCAATCTACGCCATTTTGCCGTTGACAAAATACAGAAATAAATTTAAACTCTGGCGTAACTTGACAGGCTCGAAATCGCCATAGACCCAAGCTGTTTCGATTCATACACCCGGGCGCGCCATCGGTTTTATTTTCGATTAAACCCCACCATTCTGATACATTTTCATTAGAAATAAACCGCCAGTCTCGCAGTTGTTCAAGCTGAGAAAGGGTTTTTATAGGCTTTATACAACACCCTATTACTTGACCAGGGAAATCGCCAATCTCCTCCAAACAATGAGTCATCCAAGCCTTAATATCAAGTGAATTATTCAAGACAGCAACTGCGGGGAGCATCTCCTGAACAGCACGACGCGTACTTGGAGTGGTATCCATGATTAATTTTATCATTATAAACTATACTTGTAAAATTATTATTCAATTTTTGATTTATTGAAAGAGATTTATAACTTCCGCGCACGTGTTTAGTAGCAGAGTTTCTAGTTGGTGTTTTTCTTTAATTTTAAAACGAACGCCCCATTCGGTAGCCAAGTAAAGGAATAACAATTTATGGTTACACTCATAGGCCAAATATTGTCCAAATAGCGCCGAATATTCACCCAGACCGCTCTGATCCAAAGCAGCTTTCGTCGTGGGTGAAATGAAATCGAGAGAGTGATCTTTCAAGGATGTCATAGTATTGTGGGTGTCCTTTAGCAAATACACAAGTTTAATTCTCTCTGCGGGTGAAAATTGTCCCCCCCATTCAGTTTCAACATAATTAAATAATTCATCTTCATTACCATCAAAAGCTAAATATTGCCCATAAAGGGTCGTATATTTACTTAAACCAGCCTTATCAAGTGCTGTTCGATTGTGGTCCGATATAAACGAAAGAAAACCCATTTTGTACTTGCATACAGCATGTTTAAAACCAGGAAATCAATTTTTCACATACGCGAAAGATTTACTCACACCTCACTCATGACTTTTTTCAAAAGTTCGATATTAATAGGCTTACTAATATAGTCATTAAAGCCTTCTTTACGGTAGCGTTCTTCGTCCTCGGCCATCGCCTGCGCCGTTAGTGCCACCATATGTGTAGTATGTCCCAGGGTATGGTAATGTTCCCAAATCATATTGGCCGCCGTCAAACCATCCATAATAGGCATTTTAATATCCATAAAAATCACATCATATTGTTTATTAAGGCACTTATCGACAGCTTCTTTCCCGTTGGATGCGGTATCAATTTGATCATACCCCATTAACTGTAAATAATTACAAATAATAAGCTGATTGCTTTGATAGTCCTCGGCGCTCAGTATTCGCAAAGGCTTTTTATTTTTTACGCTAAAATTGGCCCGCTGGGTTTCATTCGCCACGATACTTAGCACCAACGAAGCCAATTTTTCCGAGCTGATTGGTTTTTGTTGTATTGAAGTAAAGAGGGGATCAACCATTTCTCCATCCAGGCTCGATAGTGCAATAATGGGAAACCCAAACCGTTTTTTCCGTATAGTTCGGGCCAACACATCCCCGTTTTGATCAGGCATTACGATATCAATCAGCCCGAGGCTAAAATTTGAATCGACGAGGAGTAATTCAGCCTCCGCTACACTACTTGCAACTTGCGGTTGCATTCCCCAGCTTTTAACAATTTTGATTAATTGTAGGCGGTTGACGGCATTATCATCCACAATCAATACTGATTTACCCCCCAACAACCGTAAAAGTTCATTAATCACCATCGAAGTGTTGTTTGCACATCCCTTGGCCTGTATGTAAAACCCAAACGTTGCTCCATGTCCTAGGTCGGATTCCACCCATATTTCCCCCTTCATTAAATTAACCAACTTTTTAGCAATTAACAGGCCGAGACCGGCGCCTTTATATTTTTTTGTGTTTGAATTATCGATTTGGCTATAAGGTTGAAATAGTCGGGATTGATCTTCTTTGTTTATACCAATTCCGTTATCTTTTACGGCGAAATGAAGTTTAATAGAGTCATCACTGTTGATTCCGTCGAGCTTAACTATTAATTCAATGCGCCCGTTTTCCGGGGTAAATTTAATAGCATTTGATAATAAATTAATTAATACCTGAGACAACCGCGTAGAATCGCCAATGCAGCAATGAGGAACATCTGGGTGTACTGTTTTAATCAAGGTTTGATTTTTCGCGCGGTATTCTTCCTCTAATATTCCACAGGTTTCATTGATGAAATTACGAATCACAAAATCATCCTGATGTAGCCTAATTTTTCCACTTTCAAGCTTAGCATAATCCAAAATATCATTGACTATTGCCATTAAGGCATTACAGCTTTGATTCATATAGCGAAGATACTGTTTTTGTTCTTGTGTAAGTTCCGTCACTTCAAGTAACCGTGTGAGACCAATAATAGCGCTGAGCGGCGTGCGAATTTCATGACTCATATTCGCCGTAAAGAGATTTTTAAGGTTCATGGCTTCTTCAGCTTTGTTTTTAGCATCCAATATTTCAGTTGCATCGCGCAAAACCATCCCGATAATTTTATTAGTTTCAATTGGGTAGAATTTTATTTCAACCATTACATTGCGCGGCATATAAGGACAATCTTTAAATACTAACGTTTTTCCAACCCCTCTTAAAGCCTCGCATAAACTATTATAATACGGTTTATATTGTAAAAAATTTGGTATCTTTTCAACCGCTGGGCGCCCTTTAATATCCTCAGCGTCGGGAAAATATTCACCGCAATTACCGCATGTTAAGATGATGAATTTTTGAGGATCAATATTATCAAAGTCACACCCTGTATATTCAAAGATGATATACGCATTATACATATTTTCTACGGTTGATTTATAAACCGAATCTGGGATCAAAACCAGCGAGTCCATTCGTGATACATCACATTCATACATCTTTATTCTGTAAACAAAATATTATAATACAAAAGCGTGGAGTCTCACCTTGATGTAAAAATACATATACTCCCCTAGAGACAAAGCTCACTTATAAATTATTATGGATGATTTAAAAATTCACAGGGTTATAGGTAAAGGCGCAGAAGGTACAGTATATGAGGTAAGCGACTTAAAGGGTAAAAGATTTGCCATGAAACGCAAGCTTTTGCTACCAGATCAACCCCGCGGAATTGCATTGTTGAATGGCATCGACATCCAGCGCAGTGTCGACCATCCTAATATTGTTCCAATTGATAAAATTTTATCTGAAAAAGACGTGGGCGATTTTTTAATTTTATACCCACTCGCGCTTGAAAGTCTTGATCTCGCACTACACGAAAGTGAACTCGATTTATCACCTGATGTTATTTTACGGTTTATGTGGGAGATTGGGTGCGGGGTTGCTTACCTCCACGAAAACGGTATTATACATCGCGATCTTAAAACTGCCAATGTGTTGATTTTTGATGAAGATGACGGCCTGGTATGCAAGTTAACGGATTTTGGATTGTCTAAATATCATATTACACACACCGTCCATAATACCTTACCGGTAGTGACTGTAAATTATCGCGCGCCGGAACTCTTTACCGACACCAAGAATTATGGGTTTGAGATTGATATTTGGGCGCTCGGATGTATTTATTACGAACTAGTCTTTCGTAAAATAATGATACGAGGACAAAGTGATGAAGAATGTAAAACAGCAATCGAAAATTTTAAACTACCTGATGTGCGCGATAATTATGATATTCGGGATTGGTTGGACCAGTATGAAAAAGGGACATTTGACGCATTTATGATTTTACTCACCAAAATGCTAAATCCGATTCCCGATGAACGATGGACGATAAAACAGGTCCTGGAAAGCCCCGTATTTCAAAATTTTCAGTACCTCGAACGTCCTCCGATCTATAAAAATTATGAATATTGTTTCAACCCAAACCCTTACCGGAAAGATGGTATCGTTGAAATTGTAAAAATGTACTACAAGCATTCAAATGACCTTCGAGCATTGCGTACCCTATTTATGGCTGTCGATATATTCGATCGCGTACTTAATGATTCAAGCTTTGAAAATGGATCTAAAAGCCAGATTTATTTCCTTGCTCATGTCTGCCATATTTTGGCGTGCCGATATTATTGTACTTACAAGATAGACACGCATAAAATATCAAAATATTTAAGTCAGAAATTTAACGAGGATATTACGGAACTCGCCATTCGATCCACACAATCCTATATTTTTGAGCGGTATCCCCTCTACCGTGAAACTCTGTTTGAACGCGTCATGAAGGGCCTCGAATGTCGCCTTGAGAATGATTTGGAATATTCTTTTGGTTATACACCTATTAATATAATCAAATTATTTTTGAAAATGTCTTATACCCTCAATTATCAATCCTATCAATATATTGGGGATATTGTTTTGGATGAAACCATTCTCCACCTTCAATCTCACCAAGAAGAAAAAAATGATGTAGATATATTATAAATATAAATATGTTTTGTTGGTGTATTGGAGTTATCGTTATAATCATTATTATATTTGTAGTGTTGGCGTGGTGTATGATTGAGGAAGATTATCGGTGGGACGATGGGGCGCCGGACAATGAGGAATGTTATAACTGTACCCTAATTGTAAAGGCAGCTAGTGCACCGCTTTCCATGCCTACTACGAAACTAGCTCGCGCAATTCGAAGTCCTCCCGAGCCCATTCAAATTGTTCCCGGACTCCCCGAAAACTTTGACTGCCGAGAAAAATGGCCCGGTTTAATCACACCCGCACTAAACCAGCTTGATTGCGGAAGTTGCTGGGCTTATTCAACAGCCAGTGTTTTTAGCGATCGTTTACGCATTAAATATGGAATGGATATTTTACCTCTCAAGAAACAAAGTGAAATTTCTGGTAAAAAATCAGGTAATCCAGCGGTTGACAACGCACCCACGTTAAATTATATCTCACCCCATCAGTTAGCTACGTGTAATGCATGCGATGGTCGCGATGGACCTGAAGCGGGGACACAGAGCTGCATGGAAACGATTTGTGGTGGAGGGTATATTGATTTAGCCTTCCAGTATTTGTGCGATATTGGCGGTATTACCATCGACCAGGATCCTTCCAGTCAAGAAGGGAAATATGTTTGTACCAATATACAGGGGAAAAATATATATAAAGGAAAGCGAAAATATCGGGTTACGAAATACGATGAAGGTGAACTCAATCCAAAAAGAAAATGCCGTGCGAAACTCGAACCCGAGCGGCTACAAACACTGGAAGACAACTGTTTGACTATTATGTCTGAAATCTATAAAAACGGGCCGGTGGCCTGCTTGTTTATTAACTATACGAATTGTAATAGTTTCAATGGCGGGTCTGTATATAGTAAAGCCAAAGGAAAAAATTTGGGATATCATGCAGTGAGTATTGTGGGTTGGGGTACTGAACCCAGCACAGACAAACCTTATTGGATTATTCGAAATAGCTGGGGGCCGGATTGGGCGGAAGGAGGGTTCTTCAAAATGTTGCGCGGAGTGGATTTTGCCGGTGTTGAATCGGATTGCTGGAGTATTGAAGTATAAATAACGCTCATTACATGTTTAAATAGTAGATTTAATAAGAAATGTCTTATTACATCTTTCTAGACAAAGAAGAGTTATCCATTGATAACAAGAAACTTTATACAGGAGTTAATGAATCTGATAATTTAATCGACAAAAAAGGTCAAATATTGTGTCTTAATAACGGTAGATATTTAGACCAAATTTACTGGGTTAGAGAAGTTTTAGATTTTACCTTACATAAAGATAATAAGCATGGGAAATATGTTTACTGTGAATATATTAAAGATTTTATATACGGTTTATATACTGAAAAAGTTACCGTGGGTCCAAAACATGATTTATTATCGGTTGATACTATAAATATGTTAGAGTTAAAAGTGACTACAAAAATGGTTGAATGTGCAATTAAAAGGGGAAGAATCGATTTTATTGAAGAGTTAAAGGCTCGCAAAGATGATGTAAAACATGATTTCGACATTCATAGTATCGAGTCAGCCATTATGAAATATCTTCCAGCAGCTCTGCAATTATATATTGATTTTGGTATAGATATTAATACAAAATTTGAATGTAAAGCGGATATATATACTCCTCTTCACTTGGCGGTTTATATGAAAAGATATACACTTGTTAAAATGTTGTTGAGAAATGGGGCTAAATCTATAGTTTGCGGTGATGATTACTTTACACCCCTGGGAATAGCCTGCTATCAAGGAAATGAATTTATGGTAGATTTATTACTTGTTTGGGGTCTCGATCCTAATGAATTAAACGGGGGATCAAGATTTACGGCAACTCCTTTGCATTTAACAGTTGCCCATGGATCTTACGATAGAAATTTGAATATATTATTTAAACTGTTAATGGATTTTGGCGCAGACCCCTATATTAAAAATTGGGAAGGTAAAACAGTTATAGATATGGTATTGACTGATGAATTAAAAGAATTATTGGATACTAAAAATTAGGCGATAAATGTTATCAAAATGGTGTATGGAGTGGATTTTGCCGGTGTTGAATCGGATTGCTGGAGTATCGAAGTTTAAAAAAATGTTTTTTAATATAAATGCCAAGAATAATTATGTATCCAGGTTCTCCATGGGAATCACGGAGACCCCGGGGTATAGGGTGTAGAATAAAGATTATATTAGGAGGCCTAAA